GATGCTTTGGCGCCGCTCTTGTTCTTGGCTTCTTCTTCTTTGAGCTTAGTCGAGGCAATCATACTATCAGCCTTGGCTATGGCCTCTTCAACTGGGACCATCCCGCCTTCCTGGAAAATCGTTACCCACTTTCTACGCTCTGCCTCGGTATCCCCCTTTCTCTCGGGAGTAACGGCCTTCAGGTTGCCCTCGGCATCTTTGTTCCAAGTGTCATAGATAACTCCGTCTGGACCCTGCCTGTATCTGGACCCGCCTGAGCCTCCGCCAGCCTTCGTTGGATCATAAAGGGGATTCTCTGTCGTTTCCCCTGTTTGGGGATTGAAGAACCCAGCCGTATTGCGGTTTACTGGTTTTAGCTCAATCGGCCCCGGCGTCTTTGGCGCTTTGGGAACATCAAGTCCCGCAACGGTTTTGACCTGCTGCGCTTGGGCCAAGATCATCAATGCTTCTTGATCGTTACCAAGGTTCTTGGCGTATTCTGGATCGGTCTTTGCCCTCTGAATGATGCCAAGTGCTTTGGCCTGAATATCCATTGGAATCCCTGGAGGCTCGGGCTTCGGAGCCAAGGCCGCGAGCCTTAGCTGGTTTTCAAAGTCCTGCTGTGCAAGCTGATTCCTATATTGGTTCATGCCCTGATTGCCCTGCATATACCCAGTAAGAAGGGACATCAGATTCATGGCCGGTTTCTTCTGCGCCATGTCGGCTCCTACCTAAAGTTTCGTGGGTCGCTTGCTAGATCCTGAGCCATCTGCCTGCTTTGGTACATCCTGTTTGCGCCAGGATTCGGAAGTGCGGGACGGTTTCCCATCTGAGCCGCCTTGATGAGAAGGCCAAGTAGCCCGCCAGGCATTTCCCCTGCTGGCAACTGTGGCTGCCGCCTTAGCTGCATCAGCATTTGCAGGAGATTCATTCCGCCGCCCTGCGGCTGCTGTTGCTGTCTCATCATTATTGCCCTACGGTACAGTTCCATGGTCTGCGGGTCCATGTTCTGAACCGGGGGCTGCGCTTGGCCTGGATTCATAGCCATGTCTCTCTCCTATGGAATCGGATAACGGTTCAAGAAGCTGAAGGGATCATTCGCCATTTGCTGAAGTCCGGTCTGATTGCTCCCTCCGCCGAACAGTCCGCCCCAATTGACTCCACCAAGCCCCTGCCCTAATGCAGCAAGGGAGTTTTGGAGTGCTTGCTGCCCCTGTTGGGCGAGTAGTTGCTGTTGATAGGCTTGCTGCGCGGCTAATTGCTGCTGCCCAAACTGCTGACCGGCCAGGGCTTGCTGTTGCATCATCGACTGGGCAACATCGGCATCAAGCCCCGCCTCTAACTGTGACAAGAGTTGCATAGTGGTGTTGTAATCAGCTCTGCGGATTTGCTCCCCAAGCATAGCGGCTTGGTTGGCGATGTCAGCAGATGTTTGTGCTTGCTTTTCGCCTAGATCAAACTCTGCGGTTCCCCCGGTAATGCCTCTCCGCGCTAGGTCTGCGAGTTGGTTTGAATAGGACTTTTCCGCTGATTGCGTGAGTAAATCCTGAAGAGAGCCAGTTACTTCCCCTATCTGCATTTGACGTTCTTCGCTCGGACCAAGAAGCGATCCATAGGGAAGGTTTATGTCGGTTTGATCTTGTAGAGCCATAAGACCGGCCAACTCATTTTCAAGGGCGGCTCTTTCAAGTTCGGTGATATTCGCCTTAGCTCCAGATCTTCCTAGTTCGGTATCTTTTCCCATTTGAGATCCGACAATCCCCTCTAAAAGCCCGCCCTCTGGTACCCCACTAGCTAAATCGTTTGCCGTCATCCCCAGCGTCCCAAGATCACCAGCACCAGCCATATCTCCTAGCAATGCCTGGATTTCATTGATTCTGGCTTGGTTTGCTGACTGCCAATCCCCAAAATCCCCACCTTTTAGCTTGGTAATATATAGCTGGTTTAATGCCCTGTCCGAAACGCCTCCTGGCGAGATGTCCTCAATGAATCTGAATGACCCCGTTTCTGGGTCATATACTTGGCTTCCGCCAGGGCCTTGGACGATTGGCGGTAATGGCATTGGGGCCATTTGATCGGACCCGCCTCCAGTTAATGAGTTATATGCCCCAATCCCTGCTGAAGCGAGCCCTACATATGGATTGCTACCGAAAGCAGATCCAGCTCCAGAATCTCCCATTTCTTTTCTCCTAGCTTTTTATCCATTGCTTGCGCGTTAGACCCCATATTACCAGGTCATCAACCTTGCCATTGAGCATAGATGCTTCCGACAATCGGCCTTCGTTGCTGAACCCGGCTTTCTTGGCAAGCCTTAGTGCTGATTTCCTTGAAAATGGTATCATCCCGGTTATTCTTCTTACGCCAAGATCATTGAAGGCATAGTCAAGAATCTTAGCCATGGCATCCAGCTTTCCCCGTCCATGAGAATTGACCCTGCTTCTTTGCACCCTCAATGGGTCAACTCGCTTGGGGGTTAAAAGCCTTCTGTATTTCTTGTCCATAATCACATGGATCATGGCGCTGTCTCCCGGAACTATGTTACTCAACCAGACGAGCCCAAATAGCCTTCCTCGCCTGTCAGTGAGCTTCCAAAACTTGCTTGCCCTAACTGCGCCAATGACAAGTAATGGATCTTTCCTCCATGTATCTGGAAAGAGTTTGTGGGCGTCAAGCAACTTGGCAAAGTCAAGTGCAAAGGCCCCGAGCTGTTGATCTGATTCGAGAACGATTGGCTCAACGTTCATCTTCTCCCTCTTGGTGCCTGGAGTATGCTCCAGCCAAGTACATGAAACTCGGTATCGGCAGTTGTGTTCTCCAGCTTGATTCTGAAGACACGGCCAGATCCCAAAGAGTGTATCTTTACAGTCCCCTCTTGACCGGCTCCCCAAACGAAAGAACCCCATGTGACGCTGCCCCATATTGAGGTTGCCGCGTCTATGAGGTCGCTCAGATTGCCGATCAAGTACCAGTCCGATTCAAAGTCCCACTGATAGTAAACATTGACGTTGAAGGCCCCGGAGCCGCAAGCGAAGCGCATCTCAAGAACGCGGTCCCTGCGGGTGAAGTCTCCAAAGTCATACCATGGTGAAACGTATCGTGAAGTGTATGCCGAAGAGTTGTCGTTATAAGTCCCGACAAACTCATTGATATGGCCGTCATAGCCTCCCATGTAGATTTGGGTATCGCCTGACAATTCATTGAACACCAGCGCGGAGTGGCAATCTACTCCGTCATAAATGGCCCAAGCCCCGATATCGTAGTACCAGATGTAGAATCGGTTGTTCTGAGTATTCCCAGAAGACGGAGCACACCAGATAACCCTGTCAAACTCACGGTCATGGATGCCAACGATCTGATCCACCAGATTCCAGTTAACATTCTTCTGGATCTCTTCCTCGATCTTTAGCCCTATGTGATTGGGGGCGATATCCCCATACTCTTGAACCCCTTTTGCCTCTGTCGGCCCTTGCTGGCTCCAGAAGTAAAGAGTATTTCCGACATGGACGACCGATCTTGGCGCTGGGCATCCAACCGGGTAGACGCTCTGCAAGCTCATGGTGATCGGGGAATCGCCTATGTATATCGCAGCCTCAGTCTCCTTGAAGCAGATCGTTAGATCATAGAACGGGACAACCACCTTGACGGGCTCTCCATTGTCCTTGAGAACCAGAATGTTGAACCCCTCGGCGTCACCACCAGCGGCCCAATCCAATCCATCCTGGACAGAAGAGAACCAGACCCTAGAAGGATCTCCGGCAGACCCCCATGCCGCTAGTCGCTCTGAGCGATCTGGATGGGTTAGCACAATGCCTGACGGCATACCCTCGCCCCAAGCGGCAGGGATCGAGGCACCCGCTACGGAACCGATATCAACCGCATTTTCACCCCCCGCATAAACCTGGATGGGGTCATATCCGTTGGCCATGAAGAGTTTGTTGTTGTAAGTGGCGCCAACGAAAGGAAGTGTGCTGCTTAGTCCTGTTCTGCGGGCTGTGGTGAATGTGCCTGTGGTCGATTCCTCGTAGATGGTCCCGCCCTCAATGGCGACTAGGTACTGTCCGCCCTCATTGGTGAGCAGGCGGAAGATTCCTTGAATGGTTCCAGCCGCACCTATGGCCGAAGCGGTGTATTGCTGAATCCCGTTTCTCTTGCGGATTGAACCTGTCTTGTCCAGGTTAACATTCAGAAGTTCAGGAGAATCGGTTGTGGGCATAGCCATTGGAGAGGACTTGGTATTCAAGCCACCCTTGTTATCAAAGAACCGATGATTGTACGATCCTCTTGGCATTAGCGATAAGCCCTGATTCGCTTGGGTCCGATGACCTGTGAGCGCCTTCTGATCTGCTTGAGTAGCTTGAACTCATACTCCTGGAAATCCGCTGCATGGTCGGGCATCTCAAGATGCTTCTTCATCTTGTAGCGAGTACCGATCTTCAGGATCTCCATGAATTTCTCAGGGATATCCGGGTCATCTGCGGCAACAGACATATCCGTTGGCCTGCGATAGAACCGCATAATGATCCGCTTATCCTCGTAAGCCTGGCCCGATGTCCAAGTTGATCCGCTGGACACTGCCGAATCCTGGAGCCAGTAGGTCGCGTAGTTGGCCCCAGTGATCGGCTTGTCATCCGTGGTCGCCGTGTGATCCTTGATGCAGACGTAGTAGTTGGAATCAGTGCCCTGAACAACGTCCCCGCTGATCCAGTCGCTACTCGGCGCGGGATAGAACTCGATCTGGTCATCCCATAGGGCATAGTAGAGCGGCGTCCCGCTGGTTGACCTGTCGGGAAAAAGAACGTCTAGTTCATCGGGACTGATGTTCCTAAGCTGTCCACCGGTCCAGCGCGGATCTGAGGCTACGATATCAAAAGTGGATGGGAGATCGTAAAGGGCCTGATCCGCTACTGGGGCATAGGTGACGGTCGCCGCTGCGAATGACCAGCGAGCGCGGTTGTAGATGTCTTGAACCGTGAAGTTCAGGTATTCCATGGCAAGCGTAGTCAGAGCAGATGGGCTAGATAGGTCGGCTACGGTTCGCTCTCCAACTTCTCGTAGGGCGTTGTTGACGAGCTGGAGATAGTTCATGCTCGTCGCTCCACCAGAACCTACATATTGAACTACGATAGACATTCAATCCCCTACGGGTTGTAGGTTATCTTCACCCAGTCAGTGTTCCCAGTTCCAACTGCTATATACACATCATCGGGTGTCGCGTTTGTATCTCGGCACATCTGCCCAACAAAGGCTGGCGTAACGCTTCCGCTAGGAGCCCCAGCATTGTCTACCATGACCACTGAATTAGCGGAGGCGGTTGCGTTCCATGGGAAGTATTGGTTGCTATCCGCTGGAGACGATCCAGACGTATAGGCTGGGTTGGTCCCTCGGATGCCGTTTGCGTTGGTTGATCCGTCGATATTGAGCCTCTGAAGCACCGTCCTAGACATACACGCTCCACCGCCATTTCCCTCGGTGTCGGGAGCGGCATCGCTGCCGCCGTCCCCGATGATCGTGTAATAGTCCGCCGAACTGACGTTATACCAGTGCGTATTGTTGACGCCGTTGTAGAAATTGAATGCGATCTTCGTGTGCATTCCATAATTGCTGGCTACACTTGACGTGACCTGGATGGCGATATCTCCGACACCCGTAGTTCCATTGAGGAAGTGATTCGAGAGGATGGTTGTTCCATTTCCGTCGGTGAAAATCCCGTCGCCGCCGTAGGTGTCGATGACGTTGTTATCAACCAGTGTAGACTCTGCCCCACGACTTACCCTAATCACCGGATTGGCTCCGCTCATGTTCTTGGCGATATTCCCACTTACGCGGTTTCCGTAGCTGATGTTCGTGGCCTCGCCCTCATCGTAATAAAGAACATCGGTTGAGTTCCCGTCCATGTAGCAATTCGTAACCAAGTTCTGATTGTAGGACTCCCTGGCCGCAGATCCATTCCCCGCGTACAACGCATAGGTGACTCCGGCGCCTCCGCCCTTAGTGAACACAAGATCCTCGAATGTAGACCGGTCGAAATTACAGAGCTGGATATAGACTACATTACTGGCGTCAATCCCTGATGTACGACTGAACGTGATGCCGCGAATCTTGCAGTTGCTCGTAAGGTTCGTGGCGTGTCCGACATCTTCCGCTAGAATTGTTGCCGTAGTGTAGAACGTATCTCCGCCGCCAACGGTAGCCGCCTGGGTTGTGTCGAAAAATGTCCGGTCGGCTCCGTCGGTGACAATCTCTACGCCCTCGGGAATGGTCAACTGGCTGTACTTGTAGGTGCCAGCCTCGAAATAGGCCACATTGGAACCGCTAGAGCCCGCAGCATCCAGACACGCCTGCATTTCCGTGGTGGCGTCTGTCGCTCCCGTATTGTCCGCGCTATGGTCATCAACCGCTTGATGCCAGGGAACACCACCGCTGCCAAGGCTGAAGATATTACCATCCTCATCCTTGATCTCCGGATTGCCAGAGGCGTTCATGTAGAGCTGTGCATATCCAGCGATGACTCCAGGGGCGGTGTTGTTGTCCGTGAAGGCGATGATATCCGCAGTGGCCGCTGCACCGTCTTCCACGTTGGTGTCGAACAGGTCAAGCGGCCTGATATCGGAGACGGTTCTGGCTGTAATGGTCAAGGCCGTATCGGAGCCGGGAGGCGTTGCAGTGCCGGAGATATAGAGATCATAGCCGCTGGCCAGGTCTGCGGCGTAGAATGAGAATTCCCCATTGGCGTCTGCGGTAAGGGGGTTGCTGGCTGGCGTCACCCCATCATCTGAGTAGATGGTCGCCGCCGTTTCTGTGCCAGCAAGGCGAACGGTTATGCTCGCCCCTACCGCTATCCTTCCATCTGGGAAATGTACTGTCTCCCGGTACTTGTTCATGGCCTACACAATCCATCCCACTGTAACTATGATGTCGTCGGTTGTGCTTACTGCCGTTAGCTTGGTCCTTATGTAGTTATAGGGTCCGGTGATGTCTATTTTCTCTTCTCCGGCGACATCATCATCAAGCAATACCCAATTGGTCCCATCGTGTGACGCCCAGAGATCAAACGAATTGCTTGCAGTAGTCCCGGCATAGGCGTAGATGACCGTAATATTGCCAGAACAGTCTGGGAGCTGAATCTGTCCCTGCTGGTTCGCTGTATCAAATCCAAGAGTAGCTGTTCCAGTAACCCCAGCGGGCGCGACATATGACCATCTTGAAGACATTTCCACTCCTTAAAACAAGCCGGGACCGCTCGCCAATGTAGCGAGATCGGCCCCGGCTCTGTGCGATGCAACGCTTACGCTAGTCCCGGAATGATGGTTCTAGCCCATCAACCGCTTCGACAGGGAACCGCTTGAGCCATTGGGTCTTGACCTTGTTCGATCCAGGAGGATCTTCAATGTCAACCCGTACAACTTTCTTGTACTGTCTCAAGATCGCCCTCTCATCGACTTCGATAGGCTCATTCCGGGGTAGAATCAGCCACTTTCCGCCTAGGGGCGCATTGGGGTCGGGCCAGTGTGCCGGGTCCGAATCCCCGTTCTGCCCTGTGTGAATGATGATCTTCCTCATTCTCGGCCCATCGGCCTTCAGGGGATTCTCCGGGGCCTTTGGAGTTTCCTCTTTGACAGCAGTTGGGCTCTCGAACGACATCTCATTCGGCGTTTCTTTGGGCATGATTCTCTCCTTGAGTTTTACGCCCTGCGGCGAAGTCTAGAAACTAGGGCCAAGCGATCAACACCATAGCGGCGCTATTCACCGTTAGGCTAACGCCAATCGTAAGCCCTGTGCAAACATCGTTGTCAGTGCCATCCGAAGTTACAACGGTGTTATTGCGAATGTAGAAAGAACCGTTTGCAACGGCTCCATCCGCAACTTCGACCAATGTAAATCCTGTGCTGGTAACGTCAGCTCCATCGTCCATCGTTACGGCATGGGCATCAGTGAGCCCTGCGTAGTAATAGAACGAATTATTGTTACTGACATCACGCAACACTGCGAAGCTGGGGGCAAAGCCCAAGTCGATAACCACCGCAGATTCCGTGGAATCGGTTGTCCACGTCACAATCGCGGGCTGGGCGCTAAATCCCCCAGATCCGGCCTCTTTCCAAGTGCCTGCTGTTGGAGCAGCCATTGTCCACCTCCTAGGGGACTGCGCGGAAGAAAAGAAGAGAGTCAACCAGGACAGCGGCCCCTAGTCGTACTCCAGTGATAACAGGTCCACCCGAAGCGCCAAGGGTCGCCGCAGAATCAGCGACCATGACGTAGGTGTTGTAGGCAACGACCGTATCAGCGGCAGCACCGGCTAGGGGCGTAATTCCCCCTTGGACAATGCTATCGCTAATCACAACGCCACCCGTCAACTGATTGGTCAGTGCCGTACCGTCTTTCATGCCGGTAAACCACAAGAAATGCTTCGCCTCGGCAGCGGAGTCATTTGCGGCAACCCAGCACTCAAACACGGTCGGAACAAAACCAAGGTTGATGTCTAGCGTATCGCCCTGTGCCTCAACCCCAACCGTGATCTTGCCTGTGCTGTGAACATTGGCAAAAGCAGCGGTTCCTCGGGTATCGTAGGCGCTGAACGTCGGCCCTGACTCGGCAGCGAAACTCAGGGCAATGGCGAGGATGAGAAGCCCTGCCACCATGAAGACAATGCTAGTTTTTCTCATTTCTCACCCCCTAAGTCGTTACGAACGTCAGAATGACGGTCAGATCAGTGGCGGGAGTACCCGTTTCCGCATCAAGCGTAACCAGGTAAACGTCACCAGCGTTGGCGTAAAGGGCGGTCATTCCGTTGAGAATGTCCGAAGAAATAACACCATCGGAATCGTTGTACGTCAGATCCAGGTTCCCGCCGTCTAGGTCGGTAGTGGATTGCGTCTCATTGTCGATGGCTACCTGAGTACTGCCGCTGGTGAGTCCCGGAGAGTTGGCCGTAACCGTCCCAGCAACGAGCATGGCGTCCACTGGGAGCACATACCGTTGCGTGGAAGTGATTGCGGCGGTGCTAAACGGGAGCGCCACCGTGAACAGGTTCTTCTCGGAAAGCCCCTCACGATTTGGAATCGTTCGGATATGTCTTCCAAGCGTACTCATGGCTCCCCCTTACGATTCGATGGTGTTACCCAGCGTGGCGAGGAAAGCATCGTTGAGGATCTTGGAAACGAAGCTCATCTTCCAGCCCTGATAAGCCCGCTGCTCAAGGGTGTCATCCCCGGAGCCGAAGGGCTGATGGTAACTGCGAAGACTCATTCCGTTCAGTTCAACCGTGGCCGCAGCATTGGGCGAGAAGAAGGCCGTCACATAAACGTCCGCAGACCCGGAACCAGCACTTGCGCGAACAAGCGCGTTGGTGGACTCCAGGAAGCGGAAGTTCTTGTAGCTGCCGATTTCTCCCGTCATGCGGCCAGTGCTGCCACCGTACTGCTCGATGGGCAAGAAACCCTCAATGCGGCGAAGCGTGTAGCCAACGGAAGGATGCACAATCGCCAGATAGCAGGGAGCCACCGGCATTGTGCCCTGACCCGGTCCCGCACCGATAATCTCAGTGTAGTAAGGGGCGTTGTTGTTCCTCATGACGCGGTGCATCTTGTCTAGCATGGTCGCGTCAATGACCGCCGCTGTGTTGCCAACCGTGGTCCCAACCGTACCAGCGGCAGTGCCGTAGTAGTCGTTGGAAGCCGCGAGGACAACCTGATTGGCGATGAGGGTATCCACCGTGAGCCCAGCCTGGTAGCCCTGGTTCTCGGTGATCTGCGTCAGATGATCGTCCGGCTTGGTGGCGTCGATCATGTCAGTGATACCCACTCGGGCACCATACTGAGCGATAGTCGCCGTCACTTCGCGGACGGTGTAGGAATCGGGAGTAGGCGTCACACCTTCCGTAAGCGCCGTAGTCTTCTCGCTAAAGACCTGGAACTCGCGGAAGTTGACCACCTTTCCATTTCGCCGTGGAAGCGAACGCTTCTGAAGCGGAATGGTGTGGACAAGCATTTCGAGGGCGCTGTCGATCAAGGTAGTATCGTAATATACCTGATCGTAAGGCCCTACTTGCGAGGTTGTAGTAGCCATAGAACGGAACTCCTAGGCTGTCAGATCACATTTGACCCGACTTCAGTTTCGACCGATACGCCTTCCGCTCCGCATAGCTCATCTTTGAAAAGTCCGTCTTTTCGGACTTCCGATCAGCCCCACCCTTCGGTGCTTGAGCGGCGGCGCGTTGTAGCTGTTGTCGATCCGCTTGAGCCTTGGCTTGCTTGCCGATGAGTCCCATTTCCGCCTTGACCGCGCTTGCCAGCGTCTTACCCATCTTGATAGCCTGGTTCATGTCACCTCGGACCATCATTTCAGCCAACCCCATCTCGTAGGCTCTCTTCGTGACCTCGGGCTCGATCTGGGCCCAATCGGGGTCTTTTGAAAGCTCGTTAACGATCTGGGCCGCTTTGAGCTGGGTATTCTCCCTTTGTAGGGGGCCTAGCTGTTGTGCGACCAAGCGACTAATCCCGCTGTCAGTGTCCGCATCAAAGACATGCTGTGGCGCCTGCTGCTGCATTTGCGACTGCTGCCCGTAGGAGCGGTAGAACTGTTCCCGAAGCATCTTATTCTCTTGCTCAAGACGCTTCTTGGCTTCGTTCACTTCATTGAAGCGTTCATGGTCGAATTGCGGCTGAGTCTCTTGTGGCTCTGCGGATTCCTCCTGAGTCTCAATCTCAGGCATTTCAGTTTCAGTGACCTCTTGGGTGACTTCAGGAGTTTGTTCCTGTTCCATTGCTACCTCGCATTTTTACGCCTGCTCGGGGCGCTTTTTCGCTTTCTCCAATTGCCTGTTCGCCTTGGTTATTTCGGCGTTCAGGTTCTTAATCAAACTGTTGACTCCATCGTGATATCCGGCAACGTAGGCTGCATGTTCGCCATAACTAGCCGACTGGGAGGCTTTGCCCGGAGGCTGCAATTTGACCTGCCCCCGCGTTCGGGATAGCACCTCTACCACCAGGCGCCAGCCCGGCAGGGTTGTTACTTCCCGGAGCAGCCTGGCCCGCTCCACCTGGTCCTCCCTGTGCTGCCGCGAGCGGCCCGGAAGGTACCTCTCCAGTTTGCTGCGCACGTTCAAGTATCTCCTTCGCTCCTGGTATGAGCTTGTCAGAGTCGCGCCGTCCCATGTCTCTGAGAGCGGCCTTGAGGACTTCCTTCCAGTCAATATCCTGAGCTGCCGGTGTCTGTGCGGCGGCGATAGCCCACTGGAAGAGTTGTTGGAGTCTTATTTCGCGTAGATGAGTGAAGCCCGATCCCTGGGCCTTCCAGGTATAGTTCTGATAGATGACTTCCGGCGTGATGCTGGCGAAGGGTTCTTTCTCGCCAGTCATCGGATTCATCGGAGCATCTTGCTCGTTGTATCTTGCGTAGACTTCACTCTGGGGGTCGAAGAACTGCTTTTCTGATTCATCGTACCAAAGGAGAATATCCTTGATATCCTTGTTCTCTAATCTCTGGATGAACCTTCCCATTTCGGTTGCAAGCATACTGGCGCTGGTGGCAACTTCGGTTGCGGTCTGCTGCCTGGATTGGGCGCCGAAGTTCTTGTGGCTGAATGTTGCGTCTACCAGCTCGGCCTTGTAGTAGTTGTTTTCATTGAGCCCGATCTGCGCGACTTGGGCGACGGGAGCGGGCTTGATGTTGTCCATCTCTTCGCAGAGCCATAGTT